TATAACGAAAACTCTCTCAATATCCGAGATGTAGGAAGTACTTATAAGTATATTTTTGTGCGACGGCACATCTCAGGGATAGAGGACGCTCTATCCCTTTTCTTATTGGAATAAGTGGGTGAATACTCATTTATAAATATTAGCGTGATAAGTAAAGGATACACGCTTGATGGGCGAAAGCCCATCGTGCTTTCTTAGCTCAATTGGTAGAGCAATCGGCTGTTAACCGATAGGTTTTAGGATCGTGCCCTAAAGAAAGCGTGAATTAGAGATAGAAGACACGAGGAAGTCATGAACCTCGTGATGTGGTGACTCGCTTCCACTCTTCTATCTCTTTTTTGTTGTTTAAAGCGAGTAGAAAGCGAGTTAGATATGAAAATATGTGGTATTTACAAAATATCAAATTTGGTAAACGGAAAAATATACATTGGGCAAAGCGTGGATGTATATGACAGAATAGCTCATCATAAAGCCGAATTAAGAAATAACAGACATAGTAATAAGTATTTACAATATTCATGGAATAAATATGGCGAAGAAAATTTTAGTTTCGAAATTATTGAATCTTGCAAACGTAATGAATTGAATAATCGAGAACAATATTGGATTAGTTATTATGATTCATATAATAATGGATACAATCATACTCTTGGCGGTGATGGTGGACAGATATTTACTCCTGTATTGCAATTTGATAATCGAGGAAATTATTTAAATGAATATCAAAATGGAATAGTTGCAGGAGAAGAAACTGGTATTAATTGTAATTCTATATATGCTTGTTGCAATTTAAGACTTTTAAAAGCCGGAGGATATATATGGTTATATAAATCAAATTATAATGGTAAAGAATCATTAGACCTTTATTTAAGAAGTACACGTTTATGTCCAGTTAATCAATATGATTTTAATGGAAATTTAATTAAACAATGGGATTCATGTTCTGAAATAGTTAACAAACTTAATATAAATCCAATTCAAGCATTAAATCATAGTGCAAAGAGTTATCATGGATATGTTTGGAGATATATTAATGATTTAGATGATTTATCAGATGATTATTTTTTAGATGTAAGAAATACTTCTGCACAATTAAAATTAAAACCTGTTTTACAATTTTCATTAGATAATATTTTGGTGAAAGAATACAAAAGTAGCCGTGAAGTTGCAAAAGATGGACATGGTATATCTATGGTTAAAAAACATTGCAAAGATGGAAAAGCATATCATGGTTTTTATTGGAAATTTAAAAATGATTAAAAGGAGGTTGCCGTATGGCAGCAAAAAAGAAGAATTCAACTACAAGAAAACCAATCGCTCAGGTGCGAGAAGAAAATGAGCATCTACAAAGATTGGTTGATGAAGGTGTTCGCTGTATAATGTGCAACACTCTTAAAATGCCAGAAAAATTTTATTTAAATACCGATCCAAGGTGTGAAAGCATGGTTGGATGTATTTGTAAGGATTGTGCTAGAAAAATTGCATTAAAAGTAGATGAAGATGGTGAAGAGCATGAACCGGACAAAGAAAGCGTTCAATTAGCTCTTTTTTATTTAAATAAACCATTTCTGAATAAATTGTGGGATGCAAGCATAGCAGAATCTGAAAATATTAATACTGGAAAAACAAAAAGTAATGTTTGGAGTGCATATATAAAGAATGTGGTTCTCGCACAGTATTATGGGATGGGCTATATGCAATCTGATCATTTAAAATCTAATCCAAAGTCAGAGAAATCAAAACGTGGAACTTCAGTTAATAAGATGCTTCGAGATCATGAGGGGCAAGATACATATGATAGTTTTCAGAAGAATAAACAAGATGTAATAAGACTTCTTGATTATGATCCATTTGAAAAAGAACTGATTTCTGATCAGCCTTTTTTATATGCACAATTATTAGCTTTAATAGATTCTAGCGAAGAAGCTAATGAAGATATGATTCGAACATCTTCTGCTATTAGTATTGCCAGAGGATTTTTACAGGCTTCCAAACTTGATGATACTATTGCAAAGCTTATGGGAGATGCAGAACATCTTGAAAAGAATTCCCCAACAATTAAATCTTTGCAAGATAGTAAACAAAAAGTTATGAGTATGATTACTAATCTTGCTGCGGAGAGCTGTTTATCATTAAAGAATAGTAAAAACTCTATTAAGGGTGAAAATACTTGGACTGGCAAAATCAAAAAGATTAAAGATTTAAGTTTAAGAGGATCTGAAGTAAACGGATTTGATATAGCAACATGTAAAGGGATGCAACAAGTACAAGAAATATCTGACGCATCAATTATGAAACAATTACAGCTAGATGAATCAGAGTGGTCAGATATGGTTGCTGAAATGCGTGTAGCTAATCAAGATCTTCGTAAAGAAAGAGATCAATATAAAGAAATTAATCGTATTTTATTGCGTGAAAATTTGGATTTAAAAGATTATTTAGAAGACATTGGAGCAAATGCAAATATACAATATCAGAATCTAAAAGATATCTATTCTGTATTTAGTGATACAGAGGAGAATGAAGAAAATGAGCAAGATACTTCTTCCGAATGATATGGATTTACCATATGATAAAGATTTTTATCAAGATTATGGCATATTTGTAAAGCCAATTAATTATCCAATGTCAAATAAAAAAATAGAATCATTAATAGCAATATCAGAAATGCAAAGGTACTTTCAGTGTAATCCATTAAAATGGATAGATTTAATGTATAACATAGAAATGCTTGACGCGCAGGCTTTGATTATTCAAAGAGCATGGAATTGTCCTAACGTTCTCGTAGTTGCCAGTCGTGGTATTGGGAAGTCAACAACTATAGACATTATATTAATGTCTAAAGATAGTTTATTCTGTAATTATTGGTGTTATATTGCAAGTGGTTCAGGTTCTCAGGCAGAACAAACATTTATGACTCTTGAAAAACTTGCTAATGATAATATAGATGAGTTTATGGGATCGACTGGTAAATTATTTAAGGATGAATTAAAAATACCAAATGCATCAGGTGATGGTTTTAGTCATAGTTCTAATGGATTTAGATATGAAACTTATAATGGTTCTACTACTCAGACGTTAAATAGTAATATAGATCGCAAAAGAGGTCGATCAAAGCACTATTATTAGATAGTGTTTTATATTATTCAAATATTCTTAAAGGAGAACGAATAATGATAAAAATTAAAGGTTATTCTAATGAGGAATTAGAATACATAAAAAAAAACTATAAAAATAAAACTGTTAAAGAATTATCTAAAGAATTAAATAAATTATACAGTAGTGTTTATACTGCTATTAGAAAATTAGGTTTAATAAAACAACCACATAATAAATGGACGGATACGGAAATCAGATTTTTAAAAGAACATTATATTGATATGACTTCCGATGAAATATCAAAACATATAAATCATACTGTTGATGCAATTAATACCCAAAGAGATAGATTAGGTTTAATTAGAAATGAAAGCTGGACTGAAAAAGAAATAGAATTTCTTAAACATAATTATGAATGTATGTCTTATCATGAAATAGGTAAAAAATTAAACAGAACAGAACAGGCTATTTGTGCTAAATGTTTTGATTTAAATTTATATAAAAAAGAATTACCTTGGACTGATGAAGAAAAAGAATTTGTAAGAAAAAACTATATGGAAATGCCTACAGCTGATATTGCTAAAATTTTAAATAGAACGCCAAGTTCTATTCAAATTAAAGCTAAAAGAATGGGTTTAAAAAAATATCCATATATGTGTGATTATCACTATTTTGATGAGATAAATACTGAGGAAAAAGCTTATTGGTTAGGTTTTCTTACAGCTGATGGTTGGATTAGTAAAAATAACAAATCTAATGCTGGGGTTGTGGGTATTGAATTACAATATAAAGATATCAATCATTTAAGGAAATTTAATAAATCAATTGGTGGTAATTATAAAATAACAGATAGATGGAAGAAATGTCTATTATCTGATGCACAAAAAAAACATCATATGTGTGTAATACGGATTTTTTCATTAATAATGTATGAATCCCTTCAACGATTAGGATTATACGAGGATAAAACTTATAATATAAATGTTCCAAAAATATCTTCAGATTTACTACGTCATTATCTTAGAGGATATTTTGATGGTGATGGTTGTTTTTGTTTAACAGCTAAATCATTCGGAGTTAGTTTTATTACAGCATCTAAATCTTTAAGTAATGACATTGAAGTAATTCTATCATATTTAAATGTTTCTTATAAAATGACCGAATATTTATCTGAATATAATACTCAAATGTATAGAATATATATTTATAAAATAGATGATAAACTTAAACTTCTTGATTATATGTATAAAGATTCATCTATTTATTTAGATAGAAAATATAAAAAATACATAAAAGCAAAAGAAAAATACGATCCACGAAATGGCCTCGCCGCATAGAAATATGTGGATTTATATTTGAGTGCTGAAGAAATCGGGAAAGCTGGAATGCTAATCCGAGTGGAAGGCTATATGTAATAATATAGTCACACGCAGAGCATAGGAAGTGAAACTGTTTACAGAATATAATCTTCCCAAGAGTCAGCGCCACCTAAACATATTATGATGTAGGTGAAAAGATATGCCGAACTTATAGGAATGATAACTATAAGAACTATAAGATAAAAAGCTTATAGGATAACAATTGCAACGTGGATCAGTAATTTTTGATGAAAGTGGTTTTTTATCTGAAGAAATGTTGAATGTATATTCTGCATTTACTATTGTTAATAAGAGTTTTAAGACTGGTAAAGATGTAAGTGGTAAATCAATAGATCCTATTCGCCAAAGAACATTTGCAACAAATATCCCTAATCAGAAATTTTTCATAAGTAGTGCAAGTGATATTAATACTAAATTTTATGCATTATATAGAGATTTTGCAAAAAGACAAATAATGGGTGATCCAGATTATTGTGTATTACATATAGATTGTGAAATTGCTTTCAAACCGACCTTACATGGAGAAGTTATTGCTCCTCTCCTGTCTCGTTCAACTGTTGAATCAGAAATGAGAACTAATCCTGAAAAAGCAAGAAGGGAGTATTATTGTATATTTACAACTGATGCTGGAGAATCAGCAGTTGTAAAACGTGGAGTAATAGTTCGAAATGAAGAAGTGAGAAAACCATTACTTTATAATGATACTGGTGATAAAAAATTTGCAATTTTATATGATCCCGCACGTCAAAGAGATAATAGTTTTATTCTCGTGATGGAAATATATGAAGATAAATTAAATGACGGAACGATTGATTTAAAAGGTCGTTTTGTTAATGGAATAAATTTAATAGATGTGGGTAAGAAAATTAAAAGTCCGATGCAGACACCGGATCAGATTAAATATTTAAAGAAGATTATATTAGATTATAATGCTGGAGCTGATGCGTATGGCAATATAATCGGAGTTTGGATAGATGCTGGATCTGGAGGTGCAGGAGTTAATATTGGTGACTTCTTGATGGATGATTGGACAGATGAAGCCGGAATAACACACCGAGGATTAATTGATAAAGAGTTTTCTGAGGAATATGTT